GGTGGAGGTTCTGGTTGTTGAGGTGGAGATGGTGGAGGTTCTGGTTGTTGAGGTGGAGATGGTGGAGGTTCTGGTTGTTGAGGTGGAGATGGTGGAGGTTCTGGTTGTTGAGGTGGAGATGGTGGAGGTTCTGGTTGTTGAGGTGGAGATGGTGGAGATGGTGGAGATGGTGGAGATGGTGGCGGAGGTTCTGGTTCTGGTTGTGGTTCTGGTTGTGGTTCTGGTTGTGGTTCTGGTTGTGGTTCTGGTTGTGGTTCTGGTTGTGGTTCTGGTTCTTGTGGCAGAGGCTGTTTATCAGTATTATAATCTCCATGCTTAGATTTCATATTGGTAAAATAATTATCTGTTAGTTTTAAGATATTAAATCTAACAGATGGTTCTACCTCTCTATCATCTGATAAAGTTTTACTTTTATCAGACATAAGTAAATGGTCACTTTTCCTATCATAATGAATCACACCTCTAAATTGAGTATATCTAGTTTTATGACTTTTAAACTTGCCCCACATTAATCCTAATGGTTTGCTTGTAGTTCCTACAATACTTCCTCCAGCTACTTCTCTAAATCCATAAAATCCCATTTTACCAGCATCGTTAATTTTATTATCTTCGTTTAATTCCTTTTTAGCAGTTGAACATAATAATATTATTTTGGATCTAATAACATAGTTTTTTTTTATATAATCAAAACTATACATCGTTTTTTTACTCTTGGTCAATGAGTCTATTGTTTGGCCTGTATAATAATTACCAAACTTAGAATTAGGTGGAATTTCAAAATCATTTGTTTCTAAGTTATTACTGTTATCAAATACGTCATAATTATCAATGTCTGGTGAATCTAATATAAAACTTCTTTGCTCCTCCTTATTATTAATATTTTCACAGCAAATAATCTTAAATTTTTTTATCTTGTTTTCTAATATTTTTTTTTGAGTAATAGGTTTGTCAAATTTTAATTCGCTATTGTCATATACTTTAAATGTAATAGTTACACCTTCCCTGTTAATTTGAACGAGATGCTCACATAAATCATCATATAGAAGACTATTATTATCTTTAATAATGTAATCAGTCACATCATTATTTTTAAGTCTAGACAATAGATTTTTACAAATAACCAGCGCTCCTGTAGTAAATCCAGGTTTAAAGTGTTCTACAAGTGGTTTATTAAAAGGATTCTCTTGATACTCAACCGCTTTTTTTATAGAATTAATAGTTTCACTTTTTTCAACATCCCATATTGTTCTTTCGTAGATTCCCGATGATGTAATTGTATGATGTTCAATTAAATTACTACAACGCATTGTTTCAATTGTACCTCCTATTCCATATTCACTAAAACCTGTTGGGTCGCCATGATGTGAATATAATTTGTATATTTGTTTTGACTTTAAATTGTTAATACCAGTTAATGAGGTTGCTCTATCTACTACTAGAATTTCATAAGGCTTATTATCTTTTAATCTTATTATAATGTCTATTTCTCCTTTAATAGAAGGTTCTTTTATAGTTTCTAGTCTGAGCTTTTCTAAAGAATTATGTACTAATTCTTTAATAGGTAATATAATGTTTGGAGCTGCTTTTCTTTCCGCTCGAATCATACCTGTAATATTAATATCATCATTTTCATCATCATTATCATGCATAATATGTCTCTCTGATTCCATTTATGTAAAGTCAGTTATGTTTATATATAAAAAAATAATCTATTTTAGAATCAATTTTTTTTAGAATCAAATTTTTTTGATTATTAGTTTTCAATACCCGTTTTATCATTAGTGAACCAAATCATTTTAATAGTATGCATATTATTTCTAATAATATTATACGATATGCTTAAAGCATAAAAACTTATTAATTTATAATAGTCTTCTTTTATTATCCACTTTAATACTTCATTATAGTTATTATAGTTATATGAAATTAGCACTATATTCGGTATAAAATGCTGAATTTCTTTATGTCCAATAGTTTCAAGCTCGGCCCACTTTTCATTTTTTCCAAATAATTCATAATTATAGTTGTCCACTATATATTCATCCATAGAACCATAATCCTTTATAGAATAATTATACAAATCCAAATATTTCGTTATATTAGATTCATTCATAACAATAAGCTCTACGCTTTTTTTAACACTAGCAATCAAATCATTAGCTTTAAGCATCTTTATTCTTACTTTTAATATATTACTATTAATATAGCACTAATAACTTAGTCAATTTTTTTTATATCATTTTTATATATCATTTTTTTGTATGATGTTTTGATAATTTATTATTAATTTCTACAATACATTGACTTGTAGAAGTTTCAAATAAGTCCGGTATAAACGAGTGAATTAGCGCTTTAATTGCCGAAATAAACAATATAGCAACATAATTTAAAGAAATAAACATATGTTCAAAATAGCCCATATTCATTGCTTTTAAATGTTTAAATTCGAAAAACATTTTTGCTATAACATAATATAATAATATTTTTCTAATAACTTTTATAAAAAAAGGTATTAATTATATGATATAATGTATAACTTAAATATAATAAGCTAATTATTAGTGCTACTATATTTCTAGATAAAGTATAAGGCCAATAAGGTAAATAATATGTTATTGCTAATGCTATTAGGCCAAACACATATATAATATTATTATATGCAAAATGTTTTTTAATATTTAACAATGGATAAAATCCAGCAATATGCATAATTAGCCCAGCAAAAAGGATTCCTAGTAATTGTTCTCGCTTGCTCTTATTATAAGAGTCAATAGAACCAACTATTCCAATGCATAGGAAAATTAAACTTACATATTTAATATAAGAATTAAAATAGTATATTAACACTAAAACGCTAGGAACTAAAACCCAACTTAATTCACCGTGAGCTATTTTATAATGATAATAATAAATAGCATAGTTTTTGAATGTTAGTTCCATTATTATTTTTTGTAATTATATATAACTCATTTTTATAATTTTTATAATTTTTAATATTATGAAATTTTCAAAATATTAATAATTAGTTATATATAATGACATCTAAAGTTGTCGGCGAAGGTACATATGGTTGTGTATTAAAACCGCCAATTTTATGTGATGAAACTAGTAATCTTGTATCACAAGATTATGCCAATAAAATATCCAAAATAATGACTAGAGAGCACGCTATTAATGAAAATGCAGAATATAGCGCAATAAATAATATACAAGGTTTAGATAAATATGCTATAACTGGTCCATTATTGTGCAAGCCTTTATTAGACAAAAATTTTAATGCTAGCGTTAAAAAATGTAAAACGCTAAAAGTTAAAACCGCGTTTAATAATAGTAAACATGATTTACGAATGTTATTATTAGAAGATGGAGGCTTAAGCATATATGACCATATAACTAAAGTATTTATGTTACAAAGTTTAGACGAAAAGAAAGTCTTTTTGACCTCGCTAATAAAATTGTTTGACGGGCTACTCTTTTTTCAGTCTAACGAAATTATGCATAGAGATATTAAATTAGCCAATATGGTATATAATGTAAATAATGGTAGGGCAAAATATATTGACTTTGGCTTGATGACAAACTTCAAAAGATTTGCTAAAAGATGTAGTTCAAATACTGAAAGATTAGGTATAAGTCACACTTATTATGCGCCTGAAAATAGTTGCTCAAACAAATATTCGTTTAATTCTAATAAATTAAAATGCACTAAAATTAAAGAGCATTTTAAAACACACGAAGACTTTATTAGCTATTTACAAAAATCTTTTGACATTTATTGCTTGGCTTTAGCATTATTAAATATGGTGAGTGTTTTAGATTATAGAAATAGTGGACTTAAAAAAGAAGCTATTCCAGCTTCGTTTTTTGAGGAGTTTAGTATATTATTGCTTGGTTATGTTAAATATGATGTGTCCAAGAGAAATATTAATATATTGCAACTTAAAGAAAAGTATATAAGCTTGCTAAAAAAACACAATTGTTATTTAAAGAAGGCCACGCAACAACCCTCCCTAGAAGTTATTGATGTTATAGAGAAAATAAAGAAAAAAGAATTTAAAGCCGACTTAGCCAAAATATGCCCTCCTGCTAAGCCTGTGCTAAATCCTTCTACAAACAGGTGCGTTGTTGACTGCAAAACAGGGTTTATTAGAAATAAGAGCTTTAGATGCGTTAAAATGAATTTAGCAAAGGATTTAGCAAATAGTAAGAATAAAAGCAAGAGCGCAAGTGTAACAAGAAAGAAGCACAACACAAGTTTAGTTGTTAATGATTCTTCACTTGCTAAAAAGCAACTTTGTATAAGCAAAAATAAAGATTACAATCATATTACAAAGCGTTGTAATGCTAAATGCCCTAAGCATAAAACACGTAATTCATTATTTAAGTGCGTTTAAATATTAAATAGGAAAAAATTGAAACCTAAATTTTATAGATTATACTTTATAATTTATATTAATAAAGTATAAAATGGAGACTTATTGCAATGAAAAAATTAGTGATTTTGATTTATGTGGAACACAATATAGTATTGAAGTTTTAACAAAGCATATGTATTATTTAAATAAAAAAGTGGTGCTTAACACTCAACATTTAACAGCCCATTTTTGTGTAAGATTTATTTTAGATATGGACATTGAGTCGGGAAGCGAAGATAGCTATTGTTATGATAAAAATCATATTCTTAGTAGGCAAAAACATATTACAAGTGAAGAATTTGATGAAGCTTATGAGTTATATTATAGCTAAATAATTATATTAAAACATATTAAAGCATAAAATATATGTTTTATTTAAGAAGCTATGGATATAGAACTCCTTCAGCAAGCATTAGAAAATGATGCTAATTTAAATATAATAAATACAAATATTCAAGAAATTAAGCGCAAGAAAAACGAAATATTGCAAGAGCTCGGTCTTAAGCGTGACGATTTGAAAAGTTTTCATAAAAAATTAAACGGTTATATGTATGTTGACAACTTAAAGGATTTAAAATATGGGCGAAATATACGATGGGTTAATTTAAAAAAAATAGAGCACATTAAAATAACCAATGGGTCTATTTTATGTGATATTAAAATACACGACAAAGGAATTGCGCTAGTTTTAAAAGGCTATAATCACAGTTTTATTACGCTCTATTTAAATGAAAATATTATATTTCAAAAAATTAATGATGAAGAAAAAATACTCCTTAAAGCAGTCGACTATTTAAACAAACAAGGATAGTATAATATAGTATAAAATTGATTCTTTAGCTATACTTGTTTTTTTTTTATTATAAACAAATATAGCTATATTAATGAATTGCGTACCTTGTGACTATTTAAACATTAAAGAATTGCCTAACGATGTTGGAGAGATTATATGTGGGCACCTTTTTAAAGATTATCAATTTCTCTCAAAGCTTAAAACAACGTGTAAGGCACTACATAAATCTATTAGTGTTTTTGCTATTGCTAAATTAATGTTGCCTACTAAACTTGGGTTGTTTAGTTTTCGCGATTTATGTATAAATGTAGATTGTTATGAAGACACTTATGATGTATTTACATTTGTTCATAACTATTATTATACTCGCTACTTACATTCAAGACAATATGCATTGAATGCTACAACTATTATAGTTAATGCACAATATTATAATATTAAATCTCATTATTGTTGCGAGTGCTTGAAAAAGTTTGTGTTAGTTGGTTCTAACTCAAATGTAATAGAAAACTATCACAACTCTGAAGAAGTTAATATAATATTTTAATCCATTTAAACATTAAAACATAAAAGACACAAAAAAAATTGATTGTTTTTTTTTGCATCTATTTAATGAGGATAAAATATGGTTCTCGGTTTTTGCGACCTTAACGATGATGTTATTCAAATTATTATAGGTCGCATAAAACACTATAACTATCTTGCGTTGTTTAAAAGGACGTGCATAGCTAACTATAATAGTGTGTCACGCTTGTCAATTGCTAGACTTATGTTGTCTTACAGACTAAGTCTATTTTCACCAAGAACATTTTGTATTAATATTAATTGTGCTGATGATACTAAGGCAGTATTTGATAAACATTATCGCAATGGTTATGATAGTTACGTTCATATTAAGCAATTTGCCTTAAAACAAACAACAGCCTTAATTAATGAGCAAAAGTATAAGTTTAATACGCACTATTGTAGCGAATGCTTGAAAAAATTTGTTTTAGTTGGAGATTTGAAAAATGTTAAGCACAATTATGACTATATAGATGAAGTAAATATTAGTTATACTAGATGTAAGTATATATTTATATAATGATTTAAAAAAAATTGATTGTTTTTTCTCTCTTAACAAACTAATTATAGTAAATATGGAAGTCCAAACGTGCGCCTATACAAGTCCTAATGTGTCTAACTTTAACTCTAATTATGGAAAAATTAACATCACTTCTGTTATTATGTGTTTCCTTATTATTTATAGCACAGCTTTAAGTATTGTGTTAAGTGTAAAACAACTTATTCAAATTATTAAGGAAGAAGAACTCTTGAATGAAGAAGAAGAAGAAGAGAAAGAAGAAGAAGAAGAAGTTATCGATAGAGTTGAAGTTCAAACGCAAACAAACGAAGAAGATTATAAAGAGGAAGAAGAAATTTTACTTGCCAATTATAATGCTAAAGACAGAGCATTAGCATTACAAGCAGCATATGACGAACGCGCTAAACTTACATTTGAAAAATGGCGCGAGGCACATTATAATTTATTTAAAATTAAACGAGAACTTGCACCACATGGCGGTGAGGGCTTCTCCTACACCGAGAACGCCAACAAGTATCGTACTTTTATGATGAAAATGCAAGAAGAATATCTTGAAACAAATGAAAAATTAACTCGTTTAGAGGCATTTAATGCCTTAAAAAAAGCAAGAACATTAGATATAAAGCATTATAAAGAGTTTATTCATTTATTCAATTCTTAAATAGCAATTGTTGCTATACTTTAAAAAAATTGATTACTTTTTTTTAGCATTTATTAATAGCCTCCACAAAAAGCACAGAGCAAAAAACAAGAGCGCTATGACAAGCGCAAGCACTAATTCAAGCGACCACGTTTCGTTTTCAGTCGCACAAGAGAGGTTGCTTGAGTTTTTTGAGAAGTTCGTTCCGACCAAGCGTACATACTGTATCAATCCAAACTGCATAGAGGAAACAGAAGGCGCTGTGTTATATATATGGGAGAATAACTCACTGGCTTACGAACACAATGAACGGCAAACAGCATTGAACATTACAATCATGCGAGTAAACGGAAAACCACATTGGGTTCAGAGTCATTATTGTTGCGAGTGCTTCAAGAAACATGTTTTGGTGGGAAACAACAAGAATGCTTCGCAACACTATGGGGGTTATTGTGACGGAGTTCAAGAGGTAGAAGTATACTTTCATAATGAGCCATGGCCTTCTACGTGGCATAATCGTGAAACAGGAGAGGATCACGTGCTTACTGAGCTTCAGGAATATATGTTGGCAACCGACTAGATAGATGTTGTTATACTTTTTAAAAATTGATTTTTTTATTATTTTTGCACTATTAACAAAATAACAAAATAATTAAAGCTTTAAAATGATGAGCGTAAGCAACATTTGCGAGTTACCAAGCGACATTATGACACTCATTATAAAACAACTCGGCAATTATGAATACATAATTGGTCTAAACATTACTTGTAAGTCATTGTCTAACTTGATTTCAAAATTTGCTGTTACAAAGGAGATGTTTGCTGTGTTGTTTAGCAGATTTAATCCTTATGAGTTACAGAACTATAATCCACATCGTAAGTATATGGCAAGATGTGTAAATGAGCGTTGTAAAGAGGAAACCCATAACGCGTGTGTATACATATGGGAGGCTCACAATGGGATTGGTTATGTACATGGAAAACAAGATGCACAAAACACAAATTTAATGGTAATTAATAAGAAAAAATTCTGGTTTCGCTCTCCTTATTGTTGTGAATGCTTTAAAAGACACGTTTTAGTAGGAAACAACAAAAAGGTTGCGCAACATTACGGAAGTTATTGTTATGGAATACAACAAGTAGTTGTAACCTTTAACACAACACAACCCTCTAGTTGGTATGATTGTGCTAGAGATTGGTATGGACCTTTAGTGGAGAGACAGGTGCGTCTTTTAAATAGTTAAAGTGCTTATTTGTATTAGCGCTACAAAAAATTGATTTATTTTTTTATCAATTATTTATAGTACCAAAAAAACACAACTATGACAAGTGTTAAAACAAGTAACCAAGTTTCATTTTCGGTTGCTATAAATCGGTATCAGGAGTTTTTTGAAAATTTTATTCCAACGCAGTGTCAAGAATGTATCAACCCCAACTGTAGTCAGAAGAAACAAAGCGCAATAAAACATATTTGGCATGCTCACACACTTATATATAAACCTAATGAAGACCATATGGCGTCAACTATAGCACCTACGTTAAATATAATAACAATGCTGGTTAATGGAGAGCAATTTACTGTTATGTCACATTATTGTTGTGAGTGCTTCAAACAACAAGTGAAAAAAGACCGGAGTGCAAGGCAGAGAGCAAATCAAGAAAAGCGCACACAAGAAAAGCAGGCGCGCTATTGCTTACAACGAGATTTGCGTTTAAAAGAAGAGGAGGAAAAAGCTAAAGCACAAACTAATGATTAAATGCTATAACAACATTTTTATAGATGTTGTTATACTTTTTAAAAATTGATTTCTTTTTTTTTGCCATTTATTTATAGTCCGGTCAAAAAGAGAGAAGAGCAAAGAGAGAAGAGCAACGATGATGTGCCAAGCTTGCGAGCTCAACATTTGCGACTTGCCAAGCGAGATCATATCACTCATTGTTGATCGGCTTGGAGACAAAGACTACCTCGTGAGCTTCAAGGAAACGTGTGTGTTGTTTAGCAAATCCGTGAGCCAGTTTTATATTGCGGGGCAAATGGTGGCTACGTTGTACGGGGTGTTTACTGAGCGCTATGTTGACAAGCGTTTTGAGAATCAATATATAATGGGCGACTGTGCAAACGCAAACTGCTACTACGATACTGAAGCAGTGTGTGAGTATGTATGGAATTATGGTTACAGCCGCTACTATCATCGTATTCAAAAGCCAATGCAATGCACGACCATGTTTGTCGATGGAAAAGAGTATCCTGTCAAACATCATTATTGTGCTGAGTGCTTTGTGAAGTTTGTATTGGGTGGGTCAAATCCAAACATGTCGCGGCACTACGGGGACTATACTAGCGATGGAAACAAGCAAGTGAATGTGACCTTCAATGCGGAGCCAACACCTTCAACGTGGATACATTACCAAACAGGCGCAAAGGAACCATTGTTACAGTGGCAAGTAGATGCTATGAATGGTAAGTTTCCATAGCATATACTTGTGTTGTGTTGTGTTATGTTGTGCATTTTCTCTTTTCTCTTTTCCTATTTTTTGTTTTTATTGCTACATACTAACTAGTCAACCAATTTAAACCCATCTTCAATAATATTATAGTTAAACCCCCAATCATCTATTTCTTTCGGCGTTATACATCCATTTTTAAACGCCTCATTGTAATTCCAATAATGTACTGGCTCAAGTATCCATTGCTGACTATTTAAATCGACCAATCCAGAAGCATCAAAATCAAATAATTTATAAACTCCATCTACTGATTTAGCCAAGTTATCGAACTTCCAATCTACATACATAATTCCTAAGCCTTGTAAGTAAGTTTTCACGTTTTCCATTACTTCTTGTATTTCAATTAAATCGTCATAGCTCATTGGATGTAGTCCAACATAACATGAAGCCGATTTTTCAGTGCATAATTGTTCCATAGTAATATAGTCATCTGTTACATCATAATAATTAACTATATTTGGATGAGGGTTTTCCATTAATATTTTAACAATGGTTCTTTCAACATTATTTGAATATGCGTGGCTTTTAGTGAGCGGAGGACCATATTTTCTAAAAAAAGTAATTCCATCATAAGTTTCATCTGTTTTTAATGTGCTGTCACTATTCATATTATAAATAGTAGATTGTTCCATTATTTTCTCAGTTTCTTAGTAGTCTTGTTTTTTAATAATAACTGTGCTAAATCTTTAAATAGTTTATGTTTATTATTCTTGCTGGATTTAAGGACCATCTTTTTCTTACAACTGAATCCGTTTATTTTTAAGTGTTTTTTTTGTAAAACGCTATAAATACATATACCAATAGCCCGGCTTTCTGGATTATTTGCATTTGGAACTTTTTTAATACAGCTACAAAGTTTTTTAGCAATTATGTGCTCGGCTAATTTCTTAAGATGGCTAATATTCGTTTTTTTAAACGGCACATTGTAATAATCCAAAATTTTTATATAGTCTGCTTTAGTTAAATCCATTATATATATAATTTATTTAATTTTTATTTATTTTTATATTATCATTTTTTTATTTAGTTATCATTTTTTATTTTTCATTTTTTTTGTTATAATTTTTTATTTTTTATTTTTTTATGATTAAAATATTAAAATTATATAATATATAATGAATACTAAAAAACTCTTTAGTTATACATTGAAATTATCTGTAATTGTTCAATTTGCAACATTAGCAATTAATTTATTGGTAAGTACAAAAAATATACCACGTGAATATTATATAATAAAGGAATTGTTTTTTTTAGAATTATTTGTCCAAATAATTGAAGGCTTGTTTTACATTTGGTTAACTTATAATTTTAATAAGCTAAGCAATATGACACCTAATAGATATATGGATTGGGTTGTAACTACACCAACTATGCTTATAACACTAATTTCATATTTAATATTTTTAGAGGCAAAGGTTACAAAACAAACAGGCACTTTGAGATTAACCTCTATATTAAAAATGAATTATAAAACGCTAGTTCCAATATTGAACTTAAATTGGATGATGCTCTTATTTGGGTATTTGGGTGAAATAAATGTTATTCCGGTTGTTTACAGTGTACTATTAGGGTTTATACCTTTTTTAATTTATTATTATATGATTTATAAAAATTTTGTAGCTAATAATAAATCCACAACAGGTTCAGGATTAAAACTATTTATGTACTTTTTCTTTTTCTGGTTGCTATATGGAGTTGCTGCATTTATGCCATATTATATTAAAAATATAATGTATAATATATTAGATCTATTTTCTAAAAATTTCTTCGGAATATTCTTGGTTTATATTATTTATACAAATAATTATTAGGCATTAAGCAACAAACTATTTATAGGCACTAGCATTAGTAGCAGTAGTAGCACTAGTAGCAATATTGGCAATACTACTTACTCCAGAGCTAATTAATTCTATTGTTTTATTTTGTAAATACTTCTCAATTGACCCGATTAGTGCAGTTGATAATAATAAAAATATACCCGATGAAAATACTAACCGTCTATCAAATTCTCCAAATTCCCGCCCTTTATATGTAATAGGATTATACCTTATAACTAGCAAGATTCCTATATATATTTGTAAAAATGTTCTCAAATAGCGCATGTATCTCGGCGCAAAACCTCCTATTCCTAATAGCACAATTATATATAATACAAAACTTATGTTTATCAAATATAAAAATACTAACTCACTAAATTTTCTCTTTTTAGACATATTATTAATAATTAACAATATTATTAATAATTAACAAAACTCATAAAAATTTATTTAAAAAACTCATAAAAACTTATAAAAATTCATAAAAAATCAAAAAATAAGCAAAAAACGCATACAAAATCCCAAGACCATATATCATAACAAATTTTTAAACAATCAGCAAAAAACAAAGCCAAAGGCACATAAACTTTTGCAAATCTCTCTTTTTACCGAATTTATATTTATAAAATTTTTTTGATTTTGGACATTTATAAATGTCCATTTTTAAATTAGGCAAGCCTTTATAGGTTTTTCTAAAACAAAATCAGGGATTTTTCAGTTTTACACCATAAAGCTTTTATAAATTTTCTAAGTGTGCAAAAAAAGCCCTTACCATACATTTTTTAGGCCTTTTTTCGATTTTTTTGCGCGTTTTTTATAAGTATAAAATACTTATAAAATACTTATAAAATACTTATAAAAAACGCGCAAAAAAGCGCAACTTTTTACACGCTCGAAATTTTGTTATCATAACAGCTCTCATTTATTTTTTTATGCAGTTTTTTTTGAGAGCATATTTTAAAATACTTATAAAAGCGCTTTTTTAGCGAAAAGGATTTAAGGATTTTTTATAACTATATAATAATTGTATATGATTAATAAAGGAGTGAAAAGCTTATATTTATATGAATGTAAATCCTGTAACTATAATACGTATAAAAAGGGGGACTATGGGCGACATATACAAACAGGAAAACACAAAAATAATGAGCTACTTATAAATATTAGTGAAAAAACGTGTGCAAAATCTTATATATGTGAATGTGGCAAAAGTTATAAACATAACCAGAGCTTATATACTCATAAAAAAAAATGCGCTTTTGTGAATTTAGAAATAAGTAATAGTGGTGAAGATGTTAATGTTAATGAAACTAGCGCTAGCGCTAGCGACATTAACAATACTATGATAATGAAGCTATTTACTGAAAATAACGATATTAAGAACTTGCTAATCATTCAACAACAACAAATAATGGAGCAACAGAAACAATTAGGAGAACAACAAAAGCAATTAATAGAATTTGTTCCAAAGCTAGGCAATATTACAAATAATAACACACATATAAAACAGAATTTTAATATTAATGTTTTTCTTAATGAACGGTGTAAAAATGCAATAAATATGAACGATTTTATAAAACAAATAAAATTAACATTGGAAGACCTGGATTTAACAAAAAATAAAGGTTTAGAAATAGGACTAAGCAACGCTATTATACAAACAATAAGTAAATTGTCGCTTTTTGAGAGACCGCTACATTGCACCGATCCCAAACGCGAAACTTTATACATAAAAGACAATGATTTATGGGAAAAAGATAGCGATAAAACAAAAATAAAAGGGGCTTTACATAACTTAAATAAAGCACATTTTAAGCTGATTCAAGATTGGATTGCAAAAAACCCCGACTTTAAAGAAAACGACGCAAAGCAAGACTATTTTGCATATTTATTGAAAACTTGCTCGGTTAATTTAAAAACTATTGACGATAAAATAATCAAGAAAATATGCGCATCTAATAATTTAAAAACAAATTTAAAAGAGTTCGAAAATATTAATTATGATTAATCGACCAAATAATAATATACATTTATATTAGTTTAATATAAATATGGATGGCATTCTGGGAGAATTAAAAAAACATTCACAACAACAAGCACCTAGCCCAAAATCTATTAACCCAAAATCTATTAAATCATCGAAACTTAGGATTTTATCGAAATCAGAACCTTTATCGGTAACTGGGAAATCAGAAGCTTTATCGAAATCTAAACCTATATCGGTAACTAAGAATTCATCGAATTCTGAACCTTTAGCGGTAAATGGAATAAGTAAAACATTATACAGCCGTAATAATCCCAGACAACAATTAGAAACGCCTCCTCTTGCTGAAAACACAGCCATCAAGAATGCTGACCGAGAATTACGTAAATCAATAGAACCATTTACTTCAAACAGTATAATTAGAAAAATTAAATGTGAAGTAGTCCGTGCTGAAAATGAGGAAGAACAAACAGCTGAAATAACAGGCAAAGAGGTACTGTCCTATGGAGTAACTCTTTTAGCACGTGGAATAAAAGTAGGTGAAGCCACAATGGATTATCTAAGAGAAGTTTTACCGGAGAAATTTGAAGAGATGATTAATGAGGCTCAAAAAAATAAGGAATCTAATGGAAAACCAAAGATAGGAGGAACAGTAGGAGGCGTAAAGCCAACAGTTGAATCAAAACAAGTTAATCCAGTCTTTAAGATATCATTATTTGCTGGGCTTCCTTCATTATTTGCTTTCATATTTTTAATATTTTTTTTATTATGGGTAATAATAATGGGATTATTAAATAGGTTTTTAGGGGATGAATATGCTTTACCAAATGTTAAATTTGATAAAAAAACAACACAAATAGTATATTCTATTTTTTTTGCAATAACAAGTTTGGTTTTAATGTTTTATTTATTTATTGATTATTATCGTAAGATTGAAGATGAATTAGATATAGTTCAAATTTTTAAACAAGTTATTGGGGCGTCATATATTTTATGGCCTATAGCCATACTTATAATTGGTTCTGGTATTTCAAAAGCATTTTATAAAATATCTTGTAATGGTAACAAACCTAATGTACTAAGTTGGGCTAAAATAGTAGAGTCGACTGCCCTATATGTATTAGGTATATGCGTATTAATTACAGTAATGTTTCTATTTAAGCCAATTGACAATATGTATCGCTATACACTTCCTAGGATGATTCAAAAATTTTTTCAAAAAGGCAAAATTGGGGTAGCAGTAACTTTAAAACTTATGGTAATTTATATAGTATTACGAATGATAACAATAATGCTAGAAGATATTATTTCAAATAAGATTGTATTTTTTATTTCCAAATTAAATAATGATGTTGAAGCTCCACCAGTGAACTGTAATGCAGAAGAAGAAGAAAAAAATGCAAAGCAAAGTGAAGTAGCTAGGATATTGGAAGAGATTTATATGTATATTTCTGGAATTATTGTATGTATAATTATATTTTTTATTATGTTAATTCAATCCCCTCATCCTTATTTTGCAAGTGTCTACAAGATAAATGATAACATCGGTACGGGTCTTCAAAGAGTATCAAGTTTATCTACAAAATATATAGTTAAACATGACACTACTAAAGATTGTAATGAAAAGAGCAAAGGGCCTGGATTTTTTTCTCTTCCTGCTATTCCTACATCTGGTGCTTTTTCTCGAGAAGAAGCACCAGCACAATCAACAACAACAACTCCCGATAACAGTAGCAGTGGAAAGGGAAAGAAGTCGAGAGAACTATTTGCAGAAAATGATGCCAATAAAGCGCGAGAGCAGAAGATATAGCAAGGACACCAACACTAAACCCAGAAAAAAAATTGGAACAAATACCAGATACTGAAATAATTAAAATCGATAGAATTTAAGACATATAAACCCACAAACCCCTAAAATTTTTATAATATGTTAAAGTAAAATATTATAAAAATTTTAGAATTAAAATGATGACCCAAATGCTCCTCCTAAAGCGCCGTTGGCAGCCATTGGTTCCATAGACTCCATAAATGCATTTTGCATTGCCTGTCCTTGAAAGTTCATTCCTCCGCCATTATTAATCATATTTGGCAGCGAATCAATCATAGATATATTGTTTTGTGCAGGCATTTGGTTAGCTCTTGGAGCCATTAAAGTATTATCTAATGTATCAGCCCTGCTAACTTGATGAATTCCAGGTGTGGAAATAGTTTGATTTATTTTAGCATTACCGTGATTGCTTGCTCCCACGTGTGGGCTTTTACCGCTCCACGTTTCCATTACTCTATTATAGAGAATATTGATTTTGGCTCCTAACTTTGTTTGCATAGTAAAAATTAAAATCAACGTAGGAATAATGAAACTTACTTCATTAAATTTAGAATATGGCACCTTGCTATATGTTGGAAAATAACGAGTTATTTTATCAATAAAAAAGATTGCAATAAACAATACACCTAATTGAATAATGATTTCAAATAATATTTCTAAGTTAGCTTTTTTGTCATTATCTTCTGGAATATATTCTTTTACAAGTTTTAATAATATTACAACAGGGATTAAAGCAATTATTAAATATTGTAACATATTAAATAATAGTGCTTTATTATCGCTATCAAAGTTAAAAACATAATAAAAGAAACCAGAAGGACTTAATCTATTGCTAGTTCCGCCATTTATAAAATTTGTATTTGGAGTTTCGAAAGAATTCATAAATATTATTATATATATAAATTAAAAAAATAATATTATTTCTAAATAATGTTATTTTTTATATAATGTTATTTCTAAATAAGTTAGTAAAGTTATATAACTTAATATGTTTATTATTTAAATTTAAATTGTGCCTATAAACATATAAAAACATATAAAAATAATTATATATGGATTGTTACACATATAAAGTAATAAATAATAATGAAACCCCTATATTAAAAAATGTGGATGTGGTTCTTATATTAGCAATGGAAGACAGCACTAGATTTAAAGAAGACCCATTTTTATTAAATCTTGCCAAGCAAACAATAATTCAATATAATAAGGGATTTAAAAAGTGTAACAAACCTTCAACAATTATAAGTTCTAAACAAGATATTGTTCACGCTTATTATACAGCTTTTGAGTACTTAAAAGAATATAATAATGTAATAATATTAGAAGATGATGCACTAGTAGTAAATAAAGACACATTAGTTTATGAAAAAATCGATGCATTTATTGCAACAACAGATTTTGATATTTTCACTTTTGGATCATTTGGATTAGCATCAAAATATAATGAAGATTTTTTGAATATAGGTAGTTATTTTTTTGGTGCAGTACAAGCAATCATATATTCACGTAATGCAAGAAGTAAATTAATTGAAGACATTAGCTCGTCTAATTTTAATAAAGGGCACGTGGATAATACATATATAGGGGCTTTAACTAAAAAATTTACATATAAATACCCACTAATTGTTCAAATATTTCATAAAACCGAGAACCAAAATACATGGAGTGCTAATATTTATATATTATCTATTATTAGAACAGCATTAAGACTCTTTAAATTTGATAAAAGTATAGACAGTTGGTTTTTATTGTATTTTATATTTAGAAATTATATTTATATAATAACATTAATATTAGTATTAATATTAATTAGTAGCATGTTTTATTTTAAAATTAATAAGGTGAAATTAGTTAAAAATATTATTGTTTAATATGTTTAATATAAAATAATAAATTTTTTAAATGGAAGACATCAAGGAAGAAAAAAAGGAAGACATTAGCAAAAATGTTAGCGAAGACAATGGAAAAGACATTACTCAAGACATTAGTGAAGACACTAACAAAGACACTAACAAAGACACTAACGAAGATATTAACGAAGATACTAACGAAAATACTGAAGAAACAACAATAGAAACAACAAGCGACTGTTCATATATTCAAATGATTATAGATGCTCACAAATTATTGTGTATGCAAGTAATTACTATGTTACTCATATCATTAATATATATAAATTGTTATGATAATAATATTTATGATTTTGTAATATATTTTTGTTTTGGTATAGTTATATCAATATTATTTGTTGCATCATTAGTACTTATAAAAAAATTCAATATAATATCAAAGGAAGAACACTATAAAATATATTCCCCATATGTATTAGATTTTTGTAAGAAATATATAATAGATATTAGTGGCGAAAATATAGCTTTTTATTACGCTATAATCAGTTGTTTGGTCCATTTAATATTTTCTATAATCGCATTATTATATGTTAAAAAATATATTAAAACATCCAAAAAAACCAATAATGCTTTGCTAATTTCATTTATATTATTTATTATTTATGGATATGTAAACGTATATGTTAATGATATTTTTAAGATATATACAAAGTCATTAGAATTAACAAATAGAGAATATGTTATATCGCTGTCTTCAATAACAATAACATATAGTGGCTTAATATATTACTTTGAAACCATTAAAAATGAAAGGACTAAATTAATAAATAAATTAATAAATTAATAAATTAATATTATTTAAATATAATTTAAGTAATATTAGTATAACATAATAATTATTAGCTAAATGCTAAAACGGTGTTGTGAGGCAAATAAGTATAGACATAACAAATACAATGAAGAAAATCAATATTTAAATTTATTAGATGATATATTATCTACACAAAATAATCAAGAAGGTAGAAACGGAAACACATTATCTATTTTTGGTTCAACAATGCATTTTTCGTTAGAGCATAATAAAATTCCTATTATGACTACAAAAAAGGTCGCATGGAAGACGTGCTTGCGCGAATTATTATGGTTTATTAAAGGAGATACAAATAATAAGCATTTAAAAGAGAAAAACGTGCATATATGGGATGAAAATGGTTCTCGCCAATTTTTAGATGGGCGTGGACTAACTAAGTTTATGGAAGACGATTTAGGTCCTATTTACGGATTTCAATGGCGTCATTATAATGCAAAATATACTGATTGCACTAGCGATTATAGCAATAAAGGCATTGACCAGCTTAAAGAAGTAATCGAGTGTTTAAAAGACCCAGAAAAACGAAATTCTAGAAGAATGATTATTACTGCGTGGAACCCTTGTCAGCTAGATATTATGGCATTACCTCCGTGTCATATTTTTATGCAGTTTAATGTAACAAATAATAATAAATTAAGTTGTGCTATGTATCAACGCTCTAATGACGAGGCTTGTGGAACGTGTTTCAATGTTGCGTCATATTGCTTTTTAACGCATTTATTAGCAAAGCATTGTGAGCTTGAGCCTTATGAATTTTTGTATTATAAGGGTAACTGTCATATTTATGAGGAACATATTGACAATATTAAAATACAGTTACAACGAGAACCTTATGAGTTTCCAACTTTAGAAATTATAAATAAACGTGAGCATATTGAAGATTATGTAGAAACCGATTTTGTAGTTACTAATTATAAGCACCACGAGGCTATTAAATATATTATGAAAGCATAATATACAAAACAAGCATATATACAAAACAAGCAAATAATAATATAATAATTAATATTATATTATTTATTAATAATATGGTTTAAAAAATAGGCATTAGTATATTGTAAATATGTCAACATCTGCTTTAGCATCCGCGCGAAGAAGGCGAGCAACAAGTGAAAACCCTGTGGCACCAAGCCCTATTATTAATAATAGAGTAGTTCAGCAAGTTCAGCAACCTCAAAAAGACATTCCACGCGAACAAAATCAAACATTAACACCACTACAAATATTACAAATTCACGATATAAAGATTAAAGAATTAGAAACATTGATTACAGAATTTACAGACGAAGACCTACTAACAAAATTTATAGATGATAAACTAGAGAACATAGGTCATACTAAGAGCAACGACACTAAGAGCAACGACACAACGAGAGAAAGCGGTGGTTCTAATATGCCAGCTTTAGCTTTATATGATGAAAAATTATTAATGCAGGAAAAAAGAACTGAACAAAAAATGGATGATTTTAAGACATCACTAAGAGAACAACTAACAAGCACTACCAATTTATTAAATGATAAAATAGCACAAAAATTTGAATCTATGAATACTATTGACAATATTATGAGTGAATTTAGCGAGTTAAAAGTATTAGTAATTAAATCTCAAAATATGGCCTTAGAAACCGCTAATAATGTTAATAAACTTTATGAGCAATGTAATTCCAATAGTGCAAGACTAAAAGAAATCGAAACTAGTGTTGCTTTATTACATAGTAAAAAGGCTAGTAATCCTAGTAATATTATGTTACAATCACTATTAAGCGGGTCTTTATTTAAGTCAGGAGATTTTAATGCATTTGATTTTAACTGTCAACCTGGTGACAACTGTGAGAATTGTGAGCCTGATGAAATGTATGATACAAACATAGGTGAAATAAAAAAAATAAATATTGATTTTGGTAATAATGAATTATTATTAAACGAAGAACAAATTGAAGATTTATTAGATATTAGCAATCCAACTGAGCACGGCATCAGTATTCACGAATTAATTGACGATGCAACTAGTTTAGTCGAAGACACAGAACCAGCACAAGAACCAGCTCCAGAACCAGCTCCAGAACCAGCACAAGAACCAGCACAAGAACCAGCACAAGAACCAGTCCAAGAACCAGCACAAGAACCAGCACAAGAACCGGCACAAGAACCAGCCCAAGAACCAGCCCAAGAACCTGCACAAGAACCAGTCCAAGAACCAGCACAAGAACAAAAACCCGAATAATAAAATTAATAAACAATTATTATTTATTTATGTTAAAATAAAATAAATAATAACTAATGAAATATTAATGTTGATTATAATAAATTTATTAATATTATGTGTGGTTTTATTTCTATATATACATATTTATAATCACAATAAAACAAGTAACTATTTAGAATTATATGAAATGGAAAATTTATCAAAAGAAAAATTGGAAGATATAATAAATTATAAACAGCCTCTCTTGTTAAACGCTATTAATTTAGTTGAAAATATTAACGTCAAGCATTTACTTTCTGAATATTCGACATTTAATATAAATATATACAATAACACTAGCGAGAATTTGTGCAAAATAAATTTACAGGATTATTACGATGTTGCCAGCTCTACAAATTACTTAAGTTACAATAATGAAGAATTTTTACAAGAAACGTCAATAGCCAAAATATTATGTAAAAATGATATTTTCTTTAGACCGCCTAATATGTGTGCTAAAAAATATGATGTTATTATGGGGGCACAAAATAATAATACACGATTAAAATACAGCATAAATAGTCGTAATATATTATATTTATCAAGCGGTCAACTAGAAGTAACTTTGTGCCCACCAAAGTATTATAAAAATTTGCACGTTAAAAAGAATTACGAAACACTAGAATTTTACTCGCAAATAAATATTTATAATGTAGACAGCATTTATAAAAATGATTATAATAAAATTAAATTTTTAAGAGTAATATTAAACGTGGGACAGGTTCTTGTAATACCTCCTTATTGGTTTTATAGCATCAAATTTTTAGAAAAGCACACACTGGCTTTCTTAAATAGCTATACAACCTATATAAATTATGTTTCACTAATTCCTCATTTAACTATGCAATTACTACAATTAGGCAACATCAAGTTAAGTGTTAAGAAGACTAATTATTGTAAAAATACTATAAAACCAGAAAAAACAGAAAAAACAGAAACACTAGAAGCAAGAGAAACAAAACAAACAAAAGAAACAATGGAAACAATAAGTGAAGAAACAATAGAAGAAACAATAGAAGAATATGATATAAGTGATAATGCAATAAATAATAGTAATGATAAAACATAAAAATATAGCATTTAACTATTTTAATAGTGCTACATATATGTTGTTAAATAAGTATAATATAATTTCGTATATATCTAATGGAGAATTTGGACAGGTAACAAAAGCAACATATAACGACAAAAGCTATGCTATAAAATGTGGAGCAAAAGACTTAATTAAATATGAAATACAAATATATAAGCAACTGCGAACTATTAGCAACATTTCAACAATATATGACGTTTTTGAAACAAATAATAAGATGTATATGGTTATGGATTTATATACTATGACTTTGAAAGATTACAAATTACAAAATTGCGACCAGTTAAATTATGTTGAACACACTATAACTATGTTAGGAGAGCTAATAGCAATAATTAAATTAATCCACGAAAATAATATAATACATAGAGATTTAAAACCAACAAATATATGTTTAGACACGAGTTATAATTTATATATAATTGATTTTGGTCTTTCTAAAATGTATAAAAGTGGCACTATTCATAATAGTGAAACACAAATAAAATCGTTAATAGGTTCTGTTAATTTTTCAAGTTTGAACGTAATAAATTTAATAGAACCCTCACGACGTGATGATATCGAATCGCTATTATATATTTTATTTTATTTATTATTAGATAATTCTTGCTATAACATTTATACTAGCTTAGACGTTAGTAATAAGAAAAATATTGATATATTATTAATGTTTTTGCAAGATAAAAACAATAGCATACTTAATAAAAAAAGTATTAATTATACTACATTAGACAAGCTATTTAAATATATAAGACGGCTAAAATATAATCAAGCTCCAAATTATGACTATATTATAATATTATTAAATATGATTTATACGCCTTAGATTAGCTATTTAAAAATATTGCAATAGGTTGCAATAAGTTATTAACTTTTGTATAGACGTCATCGTTTGCTATATTAGGTTGGAAGTTCAACGAGTTGAAAATAGAAATAGAAATATAAGAGGGTATATATGTTATATGTGTTGGAATATTATCCGAATTTTGTATTAATAAAAAAATATAGCATATATTTTTAAAATAATAATGATAATAGTTTTTCCATTTGCTGTCTATAACTTTATTATGTTTTAGTATAAATGCTAATATGGTTTCCAGCTCTTTAATTGTTATAATATGTGATTTAATATTTGAAAAATTGTTAATTTTATAAGTAATTTTGTGCAAATATTTGTTTATACGATTAATTTCATCATTTTTTGTGCTTTTATTATTAAAACTCAAAATGTGAATTTGCAAATCTCTCGGTAGTCTATTAAAAATATTTTTTAAATAGCTTCTTACTTTATAACCTCTATAAATTTTTTGTATAAAAATTAGCCGTGCATTATACAATAATTTTGAATGATTTATACATAATAACCTTTTATTTAAGCAAAATAGTGGTTGTTTATATCTTTTACATAGCGCACATTCCATTTTTTAATATTACTAATATATAATATTACTAATATATATTTATACGATTATTTATAAACTTATTTTTATATTATTTATATAAAAAACTAATATAAAGGTAATATATATTATACTATATATAAAATGTCACAGGCTGATACTGCCACCAACCAATATGTAGGAAAAGTAAAATGGTTCAACAACAAGTCAGGATATGGATTTATTACATTTCTGAACGGAGAAGACGAACATAAAGGAAAGGATATTTTTGCTCATCATTCGTCTTTAAATGTTAAGGAAGAATTATATAAGTATCTTGTTCAAGGTGAATATATTGAATTCAATATTCAGAAAATGGAGACAGGTGCTCACGAATATCAAGCTATTAATATTAAGGGTATTTGTCAAAATGATTTAATGTGTGAAACTCGCCACAAGAATCGTGATATGTCTAAGAATTCCGAGTTTATTACCGTTAAATCGCATAATAGCTCTAAAGGTCCTAGACCACCATATAAGCCACAAATGTCAGCTTAAATTATTATAATGTTAAATATAGAAAACCTATTAAGAGTATAGAAATGGCTAAAGTAGTGTAAATTAATTTTAAAATAAGAAAAGACCTGATTTCTATGTAAGCGTGTGCTTGTGTTTGATTAATATTGTTAGCACTTATATCAATAATAATATAATTATTATTATTGTTATTCACTATTTCATTAGCATTAGCATTATAAGAATGTTGCGTTAAAATATGCTCAATTGCGCTATTTTTTTGACTGCATATAAAGCATTTTGCTACGTTTTTTTTTGTAATACTTTTATTAACCCAAGACTTTAAACAAGTATTATGAACACTATTATTGCAACAGTTAAATTTGCAATAATCATTGCAAGAAATATCCTCAAGACAAATAACACATTCCATAGTACTATTATTTAATATAAGTATATACTATTTATTATTTATTATTTATTAAATAGTATATTTTTAAGAAAGAGAGAAAAAAAAAGCACGCCCTTATGCATCAAACCCTAAAATTTTTTTTTTTCCGAGGTAATCCCAAAGATTAATTAATTCATTCATTCATCATCGTCGTCGTCGTCGTCGTCTTCTTCATCGGAGTTAGTAGGGTTAGGTTTAGTAGGAGGAGGATAAGACTTAGCCTTAGCCTTAGCATTCCA